TCATCGCGAAACCGCATCGCGGACGGCTGCGAGCGCGCGGACCCTCTGCTCCTGGGCCGTGGTCCTGGCGATGGTGTCATCGTCGAATCCCTGGGTCTCCAGGAACACGTCGGTAAGGCCGAATCCCTCGCGGACGGAGGATATCTTCAGCCCCATGTCCGCTGCGGCTGATGCGGTCGGCATCCTTGGGTTCGCGAATCGCGCGCTGATGGCCAGCTGCTCTTCGTCAAGGTCGTCGAGCGTCTTGTTGCCGTCAACCGCCATTGCGATGCGCGCGACGCTCACCAGCGAGTCGGCGTTGCTCTCGATGGCGCGTTCCGCCTCGTCGGTGATGTCCTTGCGCATGGTCTCGATGGCATCGGCGCTCGATGGATTGTCCTGGATGATGCCCATGGAGTTGAGCGGCACGCCCGTCGCTCCGCTGAACAGCGCGGCATCGCACCTGATGATGTCGATGAGCGCCTGGGGGCTGTTGCTCGGCAGCTGCGTGAGCGTCGGCGCGTTGCCGTTCTTGTCGCGCGTAGTGAGCAGTACCGAGTTGATATAGGTCGACCACTTGGACTTCCGCAGGTTGTCGAACTGCTTGTCGGTAAGTCCGAGCAATGCCTTCTGAGGTACGGCATAGAACGCAGTCGATACGACCATCGCAAGGCGCACGCGCAGCACGTCGTCGGTCAGGTCGCGCACCTGCTTTGTGATCCTCGAAGTGCCGAGCGGCTTGGTGTCTGTCGGCTTGTATCGGAAAGCCTCCATCAGCGGCCTGTCGAGTGGTTGCGGATTGCTCTTCGCCGACCACTTGTCGCTATCCCAGCGCGTGATCTCGACAACCTTGCCGGGCATATGCAGGTTCACCTTCGTAGGAACCGGAACCGTGCGGCTCCATGGCGTCCTAGAGCTGTCTGCGATTACGAATCCGTACTTGATGCGCTCTCGCTCGACATCCCAGATCGCTGCGGCGTTGTCGGCGCTATGGAAACGCACGTTAACGCGCCCGTTCCATAGGTTCACGGTCGCGAACATGCAGCCCGCCTTCAGCTCGCCGATGAGGTGCCTGTTGTAGGCAGTCGCCAGGTTCTGCCACGTCATGATGCTCGAAAGCGTTGCATCCATGTCGTAAGGAGATGCGAATGAGCGGAACTTGATGAGGTTCGCCAGCGCATCCACTGCCTTGCGCGGCCAGTCGCAGGAAAGTCCTGCATTTACCGCAGAGTCAGGCGGAAGCACGTCCACGCCGATATCCTTGACCATCACATCGCCCTCGTAATAGCTCTCGATGGCGGCATTGCGGCCGCGAACCCCGTTGTACACGTTGATGAGCTCGTAGAGGGCGTTCCTCTCGTCGTTCTTAAGCCCGTATGCATACAGGATTCCGCTGATATTTGCCATATCTATCCAATCTGAAGGTCGTCGTCAGGCTCCCAGTCGATGTACTCGCACGCCCAGAGTGCGAGCGCGGCAGTCTCTGCCGGCAGCGCATCGGCGCCGTTGATCCCCTCGAATCCGTATCCTGCTTTTCCGATTCTTCGCCTGCGGACGTTCTTGGCCGACTCGTCCAATCCAGGCTGAGATATGTGCGTCATGTTCCCCATGAGCACCGAGTCCACGAAAAGAGAGCACGCCATCGTAAAATCGTGCGTGCCCGACATGATCACCATCTGCTTTGGCATTCCCTGGTTGATGAGGTTCTTGTAGACGATGTCCGCGGTTCCGCCGCCATCGATGACGATTCCGCCTGCCGTGTCCTCGCGACGGAGCGCGAATTCCACGAACCAGTTGATGCCGCATTCGAGCGTGCGCTCGGTTATAACCTCGGTGTGGTATCTTCCGTCGGCATGCTTCCTGCACGCGGCGATGCACCCGAAAAGCCCGTCATCGCTGAATTTCATCGCGAACGATGGAGCGCCTTCATGTGGTACTGCATTTTTCGCAATCGACAGCGCATCCCATGAATCCGCATCGATGCAACCGGTCTCGACAACCAGTGCAACGGGCGGCCACCATCCGAGGCGCTCGCGTGCGAACCCGTCAGGGCTCATCGTGTCGAGCTCGTCTTTAACGGTTGCCTCAGACATGCGCCTGCCCATGGCAGGGTTCGCCAGATACCAGTTGTCGACATCGTCGAGCGATATCTCATCAAGGCCGTTCGCCTGCACGCCCCATTCGAGCCACCAGACGGACGTTGTCCCTTCATGCGCCCTGTCATGCATGTCGCGGAAAACTGTTCCCGAGCATTCGGGACCGGGGACGGTGCCGATATAGATCTTCTGCGGCTCGCCTGCGCCATCTTCCAGTTCCGCTGCAGCGGAAACCGTGGGGATAATCGCTTCCATCTGCGCGTTGGTCAGTTCCTGCGCCTCGTCGATGACGAGGATCCTGTACGTTCCACCGCGACCGCCGCTCGCGGTCCTGGTCTGGAACTCGATGCATGCACCGTTCTTGAAGTAGATGCCCTCGTAGCCGCCAGCCTTGTAGATGTAGTCGAGCTCGGCCTTGAAGTCTTCGTGCGCCTCTATGAAGTCGCACATCTCCTTGAACATCTTGCGGACGGTTCGACCGTGGTGCGCAGAGTAGAGGACGCTGTTACCCTCGACCGCCGCTTGCCAGATGCAGTAGTCGCGAGCCGCGAAGCTCTTACCGTTCTGTCGCGGCTTCGTGATGCCTATCGACTTGGCGGCGAACCCGCCGTTCTCATCCCTCGCGAAGAACACTTCCATCTCGTGCTTCTGCGAGCCGTAGTACCTGCGTCCGTACGCCTCGAACATCTCGATAGCGTCTTTACCGCGGCTGCTCGACCACGTGCCCAGGCGCTCGAATGTCGGTTCCTGGCAGCCCCTACGGAGCATCTCCGCCTATCCTCGCCTTCTCGAGCGGCGTCATCTTCTTCGGCGGCGGTTGCAGGCGCTCGATCTCGTCCATGACCTCCATCAGGCGCTTGGAGAGCGCCGCGATGTCGCGCCCGGAATCGCTGTCCTGGATGCTCTTCGCAATCTGGTCGCGCAGCTGCTTGAGCGTGCTCAGCTTGTCGCCGCTTCGGGCAGCAGATGCCAGCGTTGCCATGGAAAATCACCTCCGAAAAGGCCGTTTTTTAGCTTGTTTCGAAAAGTCAAGAAAATGCAGGTTGAAAATCGATTCGTCCACAAAAACACTGTGGAAAATGAGGTCTGTCTAAATCGGCCCACTCCGAGCCCTAGCGGGCCGCCCGGGCTTGGGGAGGGGGTCACCCCTACCAGCAGTCTGATATGGGGTAATCGTTTTCTCCGATACGGGGGGCGTCCCCGATTTCGAAATCCATTTTGTTTCCGCGCTGCGCGTTGCAGATCCAATGAGCTGGTCTCAAGTTGTTAGGATCGTTTGCGCATGCTTCTGGCGAGGGGTACCCGTACTCTTGCCAACGTGATACTGGAATCTTCTCGTCGATGACGAACGAGAACGGATGCATGTGGTCTGACGGTTGGTCGTACCTGATGGGGCCTCGTGCTCCTTTGCATATCCCGCACGGAAGTCCCATTGCCTTGAACCTCTGTCTCTGCTTGCCCCTCCGGGACCCATTGCTTCTTCTCGGGTTGTACCCCGGTTTGCGGCACCCCGCCACGAATCAGAGCCCCTCCACGCTATAGCGCTGGCAGAAGCAGTCGATTACCTCCCGCTTGCTCGGGCTGTAACGTTTCCGATATCGCTTCCGCTCTGCACTTGACGGACTCCATCCGATGCGGCCGATGGCGCGCAGCATCGCCAAGCTCATGGCGGTGTCGTACCTGCTCGCAATCTCGTAGAGCATGCGGATATCCACGGAATCGATCACCCCCGGCATGCAAAGGGCCGCCCGGTCATCGACTCGAGCGGCCCTCATTGAATTCTTGCAAGCCTAGTGATAACACCGAAACGGACTACAAAGAACTACAACTTTCTACAAAGTTCTACAATCTTCTACAATTTTGTTCAATCAGAGGGCGCTTGGAAGCTTTCGCTCGCGTTCCGGCATCAGATCGTAGTAGTCCAACAGGGCGCGCGACCTGATCGCCATGACATTCGAATACGAGCACCCGAGCCGCATTGCAACGTCGGACCAGTTACCACACGGCATGATGTAGTAATCCATTACAAGCGCGCTCTCATCGCTTCGATCGAGCATGGCTGCAGCTGCCGCGGCCTCGCGCACAAGCGCGTCCCACTCTCCGAGCATTTCCTCGAACCGCGCGCTCATCTTATCGGCGGCATCTATTCCAGCGGCAAGCCTTCCCGATCCATCGTCGGCGCATCCACGGGGACCCATCGATGAGTAATCGATGCCCCTCACCTGGTACATGTTCCGCCTTAAATCCTCGATGCGTTCGCGCATCGCCTCTGCCTTGAAGTATGAATTCCTCACGCGCTCGAGGTACACGCGTGCAACATCGCGCTTGAAATCATCGAGTTCTTCACTGTGCATCGCGTGCTCCTTAGCTTCCTAGAACGGGATATCCTGCTCGTAGACCATGGGCGTCTCGCTGCCGAACGCGCTTGCAACCATAGCTGCGTTGTCGTCTCCAGCACTTACGCTCTGGTAGTGCACCTGCTGCGTTTGCTGATCCCTGAACTCGGGAGCCACGGCATCGGCATTGCTTCGGCGCTGCATCAGCTCGATATCATCGATGACGACATCGACCTTGCTGCGCTTGACTCCGTCCTTCTCCCATTGGTTCCAACGGAGCCTTCCTTCGATTGCAACCTTCATGCCCTTCGACATGTAATGGACGATCGAATCTGCACGCGGCCCGAACATGACGCAGTCGAAGAAGTTCGGCCTATCCTCCCACTGTCCCGTCTGCTGGTTCTTGATTCGGTCGTTAACTGCAATCGAGAACCCGAGCACGGACGAACCGTTGGCGGTCTTGCGAATCTCCGGATTGCGCGTGATGTTGCCGCAGAGGAATACCTTGTTGATGGACATATAGTCACCTCTTCCAAAAAGATTGTCCCATTAATGAGACTGATTTGACCTATCGATTACCTTGTACGTCCCGTTGATTCTCAGCCTCTTCAGCCTCTCAAGCGTACGCTCCCCGCCTTCCTTGCCGAAGACCGTGAGCTTCTGGCCAGGGATGGTGATCTCGTAGACCAATTTCTCTTCGAGCTTCCTCCGCTTCCAAGACTCTCGAAGTATTCGCTCGGTCTCTTCCATCTTCGCTCTGAGGTCGCTCGGAATCTCGTATTTCTCAGGCCCGAAGCCCTGCTCTAAACCATCCATAAGGCCACCGCCTAAACGTATCTTCCAGATAACTGCTTCTTATCTGCCAGGGGAATCGGCGCGTTCTCGGGATTGATTGCTTCTACCTGCGGTTTCATGGTCGATGCGGAAACGATATACGGTTGCACTGCTGGCACGCTTTTGGCACACCAGGAATCACAATCCATTGCAGGAGAGCCTAGCCATCGCGTCGTTGAATATCTGAGCAGCTGCGGCATCGCGTCCCGGCATCATATGGGCGTAGATTCTCAGCGTCGTCGCCTCATCCGCATGGCCAAGCCGCTCGCTTACCGTCTTGATGTCGCAGCCGTTTGCAATGAGCCACGATGCGTGTGTGTGGCGCAGGCTGTGGAAGGTGACTGATCGAGGAAGGCCGCATGCATCGCGCATCGCGCTGAACATCCTCGAAACATCGGTCGGACGCATTACCGACCCGTCGCACGTAACCAAAGGAGCCGAAGCGTTGAGCCTGCCGAACGCGGCGTCCTGCCTTGCTGTGATGCCGTCTATAACCTTCAGATTATGCGCTGTAATTGAAACGTTCCTGCACTTGCGTCCCTTCGTAACATCTCGGCGCACGGGTTTGCTCCCGTTCTGCTCGACCACGTTGCCGCCGACATGGACGAACATGCGCGCCCTGTCGATATCTCGGCGCCTGAGGGCGCATATCTCACCGACCCTCATTCCGGTAACGAGCGAGAGCCACGATGCGAACGCGCAGGCAGCTTCCCTCGCACCTACTGATCTCGAAATGTCCGCATCGAGTCCATGGGCTATCGCATCGGAAAGAGCCGCGAAGTCCCACTCCGTAACGAACGATGCCTCATGACGCTCCGGTGATGGCTTGGTCACAAGCACCATCGGGTTGGTATCGCAGATACCCGCATCGACGAAATGGTTGTATGCGCCGCGCAGGAACTGATGCACCGAAAGCACGCTGTTCCGCGAGAGGCCTGCTCCACCTTCATCCTTCGGCTGCAACAACTTCTGCTCGAAGCGGTTCATGTCCATGACGGTAACGCTCCTTGCATCGGCTCGCCCGATGTACTTCGAAACATAACGGACGAATAACCGGTAGCTCCTGATGCTGTTTGGGCTCGCCCCGTTCCGCTCGCGCAGCTCCACGTAATCGCACAGCAGATCGGCAAGCTTTGCGCTTCGAACAGCTCCGTTTGCAGTAAGGTTCGCAGCCCACGTCCTCGCAAGCTCCAGCGCCTCGGACTCGCTTGCCGCATTCGGGAATCGCTTGTAAGGTCTTATCGGCTTTCCGAGCGCGTTTCTTCCAAGGTAAAGGCGGCATTCCCAGATACCGCCCTTTCCCTTGTTCACGCTCACATTGGGAGCGATCAATCGCTTACCTCGAAGCACTCGATCATCTGGTCGATTATGTGCCTTGCCTTCTTCAGGTCGTCGACACCGCCCTTCCTAGGCCAACGCCAAAGGTATTCCGCCGCTGTCTGCCACTTATGGCAGAGCACGTTTCCTGCCGAACCTTCGAACTCGATACCGGATACCATGGACTTGATCGCCCTGTCGCATGTAATGATTCCGTCTCCTGCGTAATGATTCGGGCTCTTTACTGTATCGTTCATCGTTCCCCATTCTGCAATTTCACGTGTATATTTCTGCTGTCGTACTCGACAAGGACGCCCACCTCATCCCGCAGCCATTCGTGCAGGTCTCGTATGCTGACATAGTCGCGGTCGTAACTGTCGTAAAGGTCGATAATCATCTCCCCCATGCGCTTGACCCGCTGCGCGTCGGGCAGCTCTGCCAGTTGGTCGAACTTGTCGTGTATTACCATCGTCGGAAATGCCACCATGAGTGCAAACGCTTTGCAGATTGCCTCGTTTGTGATATCTGTTTTCATGCCCTCAAGCTGCGAGGCAGTCAGGTTATAAACGGGTTCGGTGCGCTTGACCTTCTGCTTCCTGCGCTCTGCCCTGTTCATTCCTGCACCACCTTTGCGCCGCACCAGTAGCAAAACGGATATAAATATCCCGCCGTTCCGTCAACATGATGTTCCCACGTGTATACGTCCATGCGCTCGCCGCAATGCGAACAGTAGACACCGCGCTTGCTATTGTCGTATTCCATTCGGCAAGTGCGCTCTGGTTCGGGTTCGATGAGGTCTGCTAGGCGGTCCGCAACGTCCCCGAATTCGTGAAAATCCCAACTGTCCATGACTGTTTCTTTTAGAAGCTCATAAAACTGTTCTGCGTATTTGCACCCTTCGAGAACCGTCATGATTCGCAGGTTTTCAGCAATACTTTGTCGCTCTTCGTTAGTCGGCATCGTTTGTCCCTTTCGTCCAGCTTCACTTTCATTATCAGCAACCCGCCATTTGTTCGATTGTCCGCCCTTTCGTGCGCAACCGGCGTTGTGTAATACCAGGCTGATTTAATCGAGCACCCCATCGCGTCGGCTGCCTTATAGATGGTGTTATATACGCCTATCGGCCATCCTTTAACGTATGGCACGTAAGCAAACCTAGCGCCCGCGCTCATCCGTGTAATCCGTGAAACCTGTTAGGTATTCGAGGCTGCAGTTCAGGAAGAACGTGTCGCGAATCTTCACAATCTCGTTGACCTTGAAGTCCGTCCTGCCTTGAAAACGCGAATCAAGCGACGATGCGTCCAGTCCTATGACCTTTCCAACCTGCATCCAGCTGATGCCGTTCCGCGCCATCTCCGCCCGAAGGTTCCGGCTGTCCATTAGATCACCCCCAGCATTAGCGAATTTTCCAGGCTGTATTTAGCTTGGTTGATGCTCTGCTGAGCCCGCATCTGCTTGATAGCCTCCGAAACCTCATCGGCGATATCGTTCCGACCGTAGCTCAGCGCCAGTTCAAGCTCGAATGCTGCGTACGAGATCCACTGGGCGAGCTTGGATTCTCCCGCGTTCTCGATATCTCGCCTCGTGATTCCGGTCGTTGCGACGCGGTATCGCGCGCCTAAGATCCTCATTTCCCTGCAATCGTTCATTCGTCCCCACAATCATCGAAATCATCATCAACGTCGTTTTCCTCGAAGCGCTTGCAGGACGCGGTGTTCTTGTTGCAAGGCCGCGGTAAATCTCCATCCAGCAGGCAGAGCCCATCGAAGAGAACGCCATAGAAACCGTGCATGTACTTCCGGAACCGCTTGCACCTACCGCAGCGGTGATTCGGCTTGGCCCTGTGGCAGAATCCGTTGTCGGGAGTGCCGAACCATCCCGCATCACCATGGACCGTGCAAACAAGCCCGTTATCGCTTTCGACCGCAAAGCCGCAATCGATGCACTTGATAAAGCGTCCGTTTCCCATCAATCCATACCTCCATCATCGTTCCGACAACCTTCGACAACCTCACGGCAACCTTCCTGCAACCTGCCCGATGCGATGTGCCCGGCAGCCTTGCATTCGTCGCAAACCTTCCTTACGCGGCGGGAATTCTCGTTCGGCTTGTAATCCCTCCCACATATGTCGCATTTCCTGATCCTGTAGGCATTCTTCCTCGTCTTCTTGACGAGCCTTGCATGGAGCACGGCAAGCTCGAGAGATTCGCGGTCGTGGTAAAACAATCCGTGCTTGTTGATGGTCGCCATATCTCCCCTGCTCACCGCAACAAGGTTGCCAGGGTCGCAGTTCTGCTCGTTGCGGTCTGCGCATACGACCACGTATCCTTCGGGGATGACCCCATGCTCGCGCTCATAGACGATGTGGGCCTTCTGCTTCCATCCTCCCGGACCCTTGCCGACCTTGACGTACACGCGGTTGGTTTCGCCCCTGATACGCTCGCTGCCGATGCAGAGCTCGTTATTCCTTGCGCCGTCCGATACGCCGAGCCGTTGCCTCCGTGCCCTGTACTGGCCAGCAGTCGGCATCCATCCGAATCGCTGATTGAAGAGCTCTCGCATTCGGCTGGGCTTGAACCTGCGTGCATTCTCTCGGATGAAGTCGTCTTCCTCTTCGGTCCACTTGTGCATCTTCACGCCCTTGCGCCAGGGCCTCTCATCAGGCATCGTGAGCACCTACCTCGCCCATGATCATCTTGGTTGCAGCGGCGCCGTATCCCATGTCGTAGACGAATCGGGCAGTGCTGATCCTCGCCATCTGCAACTCGTTCGATGCCTTCACAAGGTCTGCTACCGCCTTCGAGCGCCCGATCTCCGCATCGATCTCATCCGCGTTCGCGGTATCGAGCCTTTCCAGCTGATCGATGATGTAATCGGCGAATCCCTTCTTGTACTGCTTCCTTGCCACTTCTTCCTCCATTCCCTATGCCTATGATTCCCTGAAACCGTCCAGGTAGCCGGAGATCGCCACGGCCTTCAACCAAACCTCGTTTGCCTTCTCGTAACGCTTGGAGCAGATCAGATCCTTGTAATCGTTGACCGCAGTCTCGAGCATCAACGTCAGCTGGTCCCTGCTTGCCGATGCCATGTCGGCATCCGTAACCTGCAAAGTCGCGATCATCGCCTACACCATGTCCCTTCCAAGCGATTCGTTGTAGAGCTTGCAGGCTTCCATGTGCGGCTGCATGTTGCGCACTCCCATGGATTCAAGCAGGCCGCATAGCGCCGTGATCACATCCGCCGCTTCCTCGATGACGTGCGCCCTGTACAGGTCGACCGCTTCCACCTTCGAAAGCCCGCCGCGCGCCGCAGGCTCGTGCGTTACCGCTGCCAGCACCTCGACCGCACTGAAGACCTCAGACGCCTCCTCAACCACCTTGAGGGCCTGCGCCCTCGAGCAGCTCGCATGCGCATAGGTCGAAACGTCTCCGATGTGTACAGCCATCAGCTTCTCCTTCCTCCGACCGGATAGGCCTTGCCTTCCGGTACTCTCAGCAACGGATGATTCGCAGTCCGATCGCGCGCGTTGGATTGGTTTGGATTGGATTGGATTGGATTGATATGGCGATGATCCTTTGCAAACGCATTTCTAAAACCTGCGATACTCGCGACTTGACCTGCGAAAACGCATCGACCAGAATCAACCACGAAAACCACCGTCGAAAAGCGCCCCTGAAATACCGTCCTGGAAAACGCATCCGTTATTGAGTTTTCAACATTCTTTTCCACATTCTTTGAACATGTTTTCAACAAGTTCCACGCGCTTGGTTCAGCGCTTCTTCTTCGACTTCCGCTGCGCTTCGATCCTCTTGTTGCGCGCCTTGCGCTTCTCCGGGTCGTCCTTGCCTTTGCCAACGGGCTTGTCGAAGTTGGAAAGCTCGTATGACTTAAGCTCTTCGACCGATACGATCCTCACGCCTATCTGATCGCAGAGCGTCCGAATCTGCTTGAAGCTCCACTCGTACACCGTCGCGATTCTGCACCTGTCTCGGTAGAGCGCGATGCAGTTCGGCTCCATCTTCTTAAGCAGCGCGCATGCATCGGCGATCTGGATGTCATCGGGCGGCGTCATGCTTTCCGTTTCCTGCGACTCTCGCTTTCGTTCAGCATCGCGTTTCCGTGGGACGCTCGCGCTGCCATCTACCCTGCGACAATCGCCCGAATACTCGACCTTGATTCCAGGGATGCTCCTCTGCAGATAACGCGTAGACCTACTGCCCGTTGTCACGATCATCTGCATCACCCCAGCGCACCTTGTTGCCTTTCTTGCTGCGGCTGCGCATCATCTTGGAGTTATCGATATCGTCGACGAAGCTCATGAAGACCGCGTCGTAAGGAACGGGAAGGCTCGGGAACTCTCCGAATGCTCCATAATCGATGATCGCCAGCTTCATGGCGTCCTGCATCTCTTTCGGGAGCATCGCGATGATGTCGCCGAACTTCGCGAACCAGGTGAACGAATGAGACATGATTCCCCCTTCCTAGAAACCCAATCCGTAGTGCGCCCAGGTGAGCGCGTAGGTGATACCGGTTGCAACCACTGCGGCTGCGGTGAGCTTGCGCATCTCTCGGCGGCGCCTGCGATCCTCGCGCAGCGCCCTGCGCACCGCGAAGCTCTGCATCGCCTTCGCGTGCGCCTCGGTCAAAACCCTTTCATCCATCTCTGATACCTCCTTTAGCATTCGACGATTATTAGACGTATGCGAGCACCCTCCCCGACCATCCAGCCACCCAGGGGACATTCGGGATCGAAATGGACTGACCAGTAAGAAATGCCCCGGTTGACGCCACGGGTCCGGCGCATATCCCCCATAGGGCAAGGAGGTTTCCTTTAGGATGGCCGGGAGTGGTGCTCGCATCGGATGCGCCCGCCTGACGGTTCCGCGGCGTATTCGCGAATGCAATGTGCCTGGTTACTTACTCCGCGTTTAACGATCCTGGTCGATCGCATACGCCGCTTAACACAGAAAGGTGGTGCTTAGGAACCATCAGATGGACGCATCCAGAACTTGTAGACTCAACGCTCAGCAATACCGGGTCGCGATATACGCCATAACGACCCCGAAAACGAAAGCTGCTACTATTAGCAGGACACCTACCATTGGAACCACCTCCCGAAAGGACGATCTATGAAGACGGGTGCATTGAAGAAGTTCGCGTACGAGATAGTCGCATCGGTCATAGGCGCCTGCGGATTGGGCGGCATGATCGTATCCATCGTCTGCAGGTCCGGCGCGCTTCTCGAAGAAGACCCGTACGCATTCCTCGCATCCGTTGCATCCGCATTTCTCTTGGGTTTCTTCCTCGGAATGTCCCTGAGATTCCCTGGAAGGTTCAGGGCTAGGAAGGAAGCGAAACGCTCTGCAATCGAGGAAGAAAACTTGCTTCGCAAAGCGCACCGCAAGGATTTCGAAGCTATGAGCGCCGACGAGAAATGGCTCATAAAGAAGCTCGCAACATCCGGAAGGTACATCTCGAATGGAAGCACGCGGACCGAATGGATCCTCAGCCTGCCCACCGCCTGCGGATACGTATCCGTAAGCGAGATAGACAAAGGTAAGTGCCGCCTGCGCCTGAACGAAGAAGGAGCCGCTCTCGTGGAGCATTGCAAAGACATGCTCGCGGAAACCTCCGAATAGGCGCGCATCACATCTTCTTCCGCCAGGTTTGGAGCACCCACTGGTCAAGCTCCGGCGCGTAGGCGCGCCATCCCTTGCCGTTTCCAGGCGGGTAGTAGACGGGAAGCGGATGCTCCATCCTGGGGTACTCGTAAACCTTGTTTACGCTCACCCCAAGCCTGTCTGCGACCTGTGCGGGCGTGAGCCAAGGGGAATCATGCTTGCTGCCCGCATCCTCGGGAACCATGGTCGCAACATTCGTGCTCATCGCTGGTCCTCCCAACCGCACAAGTCATTCGGAGTGCATCCAAGCGCTTCGGCAAGCTTGCATACAGTTACGAATAGAGGTGCAGCGTCTTTTCGTAGGTAATCCCTGATTGACTCAATGCTCACTCCAGAAGATTCGGAAAGTTCTGAAGGCGTCATTTCAGCTTCTGCCATGCATACGCTCAGCTTCTTCCCGAAGATTGCATTGAAAGAATCGTAATCCTTCATTTCAAACCTCCGTGATTCTGTCGGTATGCATCTGATATTACTCCAGATTCTGTAGCTGTCAATCAAATTTCTACAGATTTCGTTTATTGAACTACCGTTTTCGTGTACTATGGCAACAGAAAGAAGGAGGTTTCCATGGAATACGAGCTAATGCTTAAGACGTTCAGGAAACTGAAAAGAATGACTCAGGAAGAACTTGCATCTTTGGTTGGAGTATCGGCGCGAAAGCTTGCAAGCTGGGAGCGCGGTGAAACCAATATCCTTTTTGAGGATGCTTGCAAATGCTGCCTTGTTCTTGGTTGTACGCCGAACGATTTATGCGGATGGCCGAGCGGGAAAAATGAAACAACAAGAATGTCGACTTCCGATGAAGAGAAGCTGGTTGACTACTACCGCGAAAGCACACCGGAACAGAAGGACATGATCATGATGTCCGCTCGCAATTCGGCGCTCGTATCTAAAAGCGCAGCCGAACGTAATCCACTTCGGCGAGATGATGAAGCGGCGTGTTAGCCGATAATCGAGCACTCCAAGTCGTGCGCTTTTCGTTCATGGAAGGAACTGGTTGTCATGGGAGCCAACAATGAGCTTATCTCCTCGATTGCATCGATTATCGATAAGTCAGGAAGAAGTCCTTATCTGTTCCTCGGGTCCGGTTTCTCAAGACGTTATCTTGGAACCGATGATTGGGATGGGCTTCTCAGATCGTTGTGCTCGAATATCAGCGACGATGAGTTTTTATTCGAAAAATATGCTGCGCGGATAACGTCGGACGAACGCTATGGCAAGAACCCGGCAATCGCCACAGCAATGGATTCTGATCTATCGATAGCGATACTCGAAGACGATAAACATAAGAGCTTCAGGGAATCGCATGCAGTCGAGATTCATTCTGGCGGGTCGATATTGAAAATGCTCGCAGCCGAACACATCGCATCGTTCAACCAGATCCTCATGGAAGACGAGCTCGAACAGCTCAGGCAAGCAGGCGCTAGGAAAATCTCTGGTGTTATCACGACAAACTACGACAATCTTCCTGAGCTCATCTTCCCCGGTTTCAAAACGTTCGTCGGACAGGACGACCTTTTGTTCCAGAAGACATTCGAGATCGGAGAGATATACAAGATCCACGGCTCAATCGATGAACCGCAGTCTATGGTTCTCCTCTCGAATGATTACCACGAGATGTCGGAAACGAAAGATTATCTTGCGGCGAAGCTTCTTACCATCTTCGTTGAATACCCGATCATATTTATCGGATACTCGATCTCAGACCCCGATATCCAGAACATCCTTAAATCTATCGTAAGGTGCATGAAGCCGAAATTCAGGTCGCGCCTCAGGGATAGATTCATATTCGTCTCTCGTGGCGATGATTCCCTGTCAACGCATTCCCTCACATTCGGAGATGCTGGAACGATAGAGATGACCGAAGTGAATACGAATGATTTCGGTAACGTGTATCAGGCGATATCCAAATCGCGGTGCAACTTCTCACCGCGCGTGATGAGAGAGCTTCGAAGGAACATTTACTCGATGGTCGAGTCGAGTGCTCCGCAAGATAGAATCGTCGTTCAAGGTGGTTTCGACGATCTTGACGAATTGGAGGAAGGAACATCGTTCATCATAGGAATCGGAACAGCATCGCAGATGTCAACATTCCACGGCCACATGATCAAGGCGGAGATACTCTACCAAGATGCCGTGTTCGACGATAAGCATCTTGTCCCGAAGTTGGTTGTCGAAGAATACCTGCCAGTGCTCCTCAAGTCGAACTCCGGCGGTCTTCCAATGTACAAGTACCTTAGTGCATATGACGGAGGAAACCTCGATAGAAGGATATTGGAGAGACTCGATAAAAGAGGATCGCTCGATTCGTTCCTTAACAAAGCATTGCGAGATAGAAAGGTTAAATATCGCATCGATCATGGAAATGCGCTGAGCATCGATTCGATAATCGAAGAAGAAGGAAGAGACGAGGCATACAAGAGAATGGTGTTCCTCAATGAAGATGAGATTGACGCCCTTGAATTGAGGTCGTATCTCAAGGAACTTCTGAAAGACAATAACCGACTCATTGATGGAAACACAGAACTGAAGCGATTGATAAGAATGTACGACTTCATCAGATACAAGAAAGGCTCTCAACAAATCGTCCAATAGTGGGTGTCTTAGACCCACCTAGAGTCAATGAAGAGAGCCTGTTTCTTGGTTCTGCACCTTTTCGTATAGTGCGGACACCACGAATCAGTACAGCACGAATCCTATCACAAACATTCTCAATCCTCACTCTTCATCTTTTCCGTTACTAGATAGAAAACATCATTTCAAACGCCAAGCGTTGGCGTCGGTGTCCTGTTGTCTTTTTCGGAGGTAACCATGCGCAGATCATTCGGAACAATCGTCGATAGAGGCAATGGTTCGTACATGATCAGGTGGATTTCACCAAGTGGAAGGAAATGCTCTAAGACAATCCGTGGTACGCGCGACCAGGCTGAGCGCGAGCTTGCACTGTGTTACGGTACAGACGCAGGCAAGCGGACAATCACTTGGGGTGAGTACTGGCGCCTGTTCGTCGAACCGACCTTGGACGGCCTTGCAGAGTCGACGAAGCACAACTACCGGCGCGAATGGAAGCATGACCTTGCGCCAAGGATATCGGCTACCAGGATTTCTGATACATCGCATCGCTACGTCCAGAACGTCATCGACAGCATCCCGACGCGACCTTTGCAGGAGCACGCGCTCGCCCTGTTCCGCAAGATGTGCAACATGGCGATCCGCGACGGAATGCTGGAAAGCAACCCATGCAGCGCAATAAAGATGATACCGAAGCAGCGCAAGCAGAAGCACCTGTGGACGCCTGCGCAGGCTCTCGAGACGCTCGAAGCGGTTCGTGGATGCAAATTCGAACCGTTGGTGCTTTTGGAGCTCGGCGGCGGACTGCGCCACGAGGAGGCGTCGGCGATGCACTGGGAGGACGTGGCTCCGTACAAGGACCTGTGCGCCGTGCGCATCAAGCGGGCGCTCACGGCAGTATCTGGCCGCAAGGTTCTCAAGGAGACCAAGACGGAAAGCTCAGACCGCATCATGATCATCGGAGAGCCGTTTTCATCAAGGCTGCTTGAACTCAAGGATGAGCGCGGCGAGTATGCCCATGGACCAATCATGGCAACGCCTGTCGGATACCGCGAGCCGGGTAGCTCATCGCGCATGTGGTGCTACTACGCTCGCCAGAACGGCATCGATTACGTGCCGTTCGGGCACATGCGCAGCAACTTCGCGACGCTCCATGGAGAGGCGTTCAGCCCTGATAGCCTCGTATCTTTGGCCATGGGCCACACGGACGGCACCACGCGTGGGAAGCACTACCAGCAGGCGACCATAGACGGTCTCGAGCGCATCGCCCGCAACCTGGCAGACCACTTCGAGCACTGCAAGGATGCAGGACACGAACAGGTCTTCGATGCCTCGAGCATCTTCGGTGATTAGAAGATTGCAGCAAATGCAACCGCTGCGATGATCAACGCAATTCCGACAACAAGAATCGGAATACCTCGCACTTCCCCGCTCTTGTTTGCAATAACGTCTTTGATGATGAACGATAGGATAGAGAATCCACCGACAACCATAAGGTTCGAAACAACGACGTCCGATGCGTCAACACCGCCCGAAACGATTCCCGCATTGACGTTCACAAGCGTGAACACAGCAGCGATGACCGCAAGGAGTGCCATGACGTTGCCGTATATCCTCGTCTCAAGACCCTTGATCTCGTCTTTCTTGTCTTCTATCTCTCTCAGCTCCGATGAGTACACATCCGTATAATCGGCAAGGTTCCTGAAGTCGAATTCCTTATTGAATGTGCCGCTGTACGGCATATCTACGGAATGATCGACCGTTTCGAAAGAGACCTGCGCTATACCCTTCTTTGTATCAAGGTGAATCTCTGACGCACTCACGTTCGTTACTCTGAAGAAGATAGTCGTCTCATGACCAGGGAAGTAGAGCGGAGCATCGAGTGTCAGACCCTGTCTGATCCTCGAATTCCTGAGCATCACGCGCGCAGCGATATCATTTGGAAGATGAATAGACTCTACAGACGATACGAACACGGAATCACCAGGCATGAGAGATACCTCATCCATGGATGATCCGTCGCGATTGAACGACGCAGTCCTCAAGTCGTACGATACAGGGCCGATTGCTCCATATTCTGCATCCGCGAGCACACCTTCATCGATTAGTCGCTTGATGCTTCCATCACTGAGAATCAT